AATTCGACTCCCGCAGATGTAGATGCCACGAGTCTCGATGGCGCTTCTGGGGAACAATATGTTCGTTCAGATCAAGCTGATACTACATCTAGTCTTACAGTTCAGGGTGACTTAAATGCTTCAGGCACTATTTCAGGTGCTATTGATTATGGAAACCTAACTAACTTACCTGATCCTACAATTACTATTAGCGGTTTTGCTACAGGTTCAGGTACGCTTACTAATTTAGGCGATGTTAATATTTCTACAACTCGTACTAATGCTTCTACTATTAGTTTTAATGGTGATGTAACTGGCGCTTCAACTATTACTAGCGACAACGCAGCTATTACGTTATCTTACAATCCAAATACAATGAAAAGTGCCATTCAAACTTTTGATGGCCCAGGTTCGGGTATTGATTCAGATCTTTTAGATAGTCAGCAAGGTACTTACTATCTTGATTACGCTAATTTTACAAATTCATCAGCCTTGATGAATACTATTACCGCTAATGATGGCCCTGGAACGAGTCTCGATGCGGATCTCCTTGATGGTCAGCATGGTACATACTACACTGATTATGGGAACATTACAGGTACTCCGACTTCGATTACTGACTTAGGGGTAACTGATGGTGTATCAGGTCAGTACCTTGTTACCGATGGTAATGGCGGTTTTGCTTTTCAATCTCTAGTAGTTGAAGGCGCAACAGATGCTAATACCTTAGATGGTTTAGATAGCGCTCAATTTCTTCGTTCAGACGTAGACACAACGAGTACGGCTACCGTAACTGCAAATGCATTTTCAGGACCTTTAACGGGCAATGTTACAGGTGATCTCGCAGGTAACGTTACGGGCGATCTTACAGGTAACGTAGATGCTGATACTATTGAAGTAGGCCAAACTATTGAAATGACAGCGCAGTCGGCGCATCCTTCTTACCAAGAAGGTTTGCTTTGGTATGATAACATTCACAAAACTGTTAACTACTATAGCGACGTTAATGATGTAGTTCACGAAATAGGTATTGAAGAACACCAACGCGTTTACAACAATACTAGCTCAACACTTAGCAGAGGCAAGCCTGTTTACTTTTCTGGGAGCCATTCAAATGGTTCTATTGAAGTACCTACAGTTGCTCTTGCAGATGGCACAAGCTCTACTGCGTATAACGCGCAAGGTCTTTTGGCAGGCGACATAGCGGCTAATTCTTACGGTTACTGTATTATTACGGGTCAACTTGATGGCCTAGATACTTCAGGTTTAACTGCTGGCACAAATGTTTTTGTTGGGGTAACTCCTGGGGCGCTTCAAACTGCTGCTCCTACTTATCCTAACTTTCCTATTTGTCTTGGGTTCGTTGTAAACTCAGATGCTACTGATGGTGTAATCTTGCTTAACAGGCAGTTCCATGCGGTACAATCTTTCAGAGTTGAAACGGATGCTCACGTTGGTGGTGATCTTCAGATTGACGGTGACTTAACGGTTATTGGTACAACTACTACTGTGTCTTCAGCAGACGTTACAGCAGGTTCTCCGATGTTCCGTCTTAACGAGGGTAACGCTATTGGTGAAGCTGGTACTACATTTAATGGTACTGGTCTTGATGATGCGTTCTTTGCTGGACACTTTACAGGTACAGTACCAACTACGTACTACGTTAAAATCGATAGCGTAGGCGGCGGTACTGGCGGTGTAGATACATTTGCGGTGTCTACTGATAACTTCGCTACGACTATTGTAAGTAACGTAGATATTACTACTAACGAACAATTAATTCATTCTGCCGACAACATATCAGTCGAATTCGGTGCGGCTACTGGTCACACACTTAATGATCAATGGACTGGCGTTGCATCTCCAATTAATGTTGACACAGGTTATTGGACCAACAGAAACACTGGTACGTCTGGTGTTGGTTATACTCACATGGGTATGTGGTATGATGTGTCAGATTCAAAATGGAAACTTGTAGACGAGTACGATCCAACACCCGACGGAACTATTGATACGGCCCACGCCTCTTACAGTACAGGTACTTTAGTATCTAACGTAGAAGGCAATGTAACAGGTAACGTTACGGGTAATGTGACTGGCGATCTTACGGGTGACGTAACTGCTGGTACTATAAATTTTGGCGACAACAACAAAGCCATCTTCGGTAATGATTTAGAAATCTATCACACTGGTACTACTGGTATTATTTCTGATACGGCTAATTCTCTAGACATTGAAAACACAAGAACACGCTTCTATAATACTAGTACTGGTAATACCCTTAAAATGGAAATAACCAGCACAGGCGTTGATGTTAATGGTACGGCCACGGCTGATGTGCTTGATGCAGCAACCGTTAAAACAGATGAACTTGTTTTAGATGCAGCTACAGATTGGAAGTTCCAAGTAGACGCTTCTGGTAACCTTGAAATTTTATATGGAACAACTAAAGTACTAGAACTAAGCCCTACAGGTGCGCTTAAAACAGTAGACGATATTACTGCGTTCGGAACTATTTCTTAAGGAGGTGGCTATGGCTGTCAAATCTTCAGGCTCCCTATCGATTACTACAGATATTGTAGGCGAATTCGGTGGCCAAGCCCCTCACAGTCTTTCTGAGTACTACCGCAATGGTGCTAACGTACCCGATGCAGGTGCTAACTCAGCTGTCCCTACGTCTGGGGAAATTTCTTTTGCAGACTTTTATGGAGCGGTATCTGAGCTAGGTGTTACTATTAGTGCCGATACTACTAATCTTAATCTCCTTGCAGCTATTGAGGCTGTATATGGAACTCAAAGTGCATCTTCAGTATATCGAGTATCGATTGCTAGCGGCGTAACTATTGGTGCTACATCTAGCGCACCGAATAATGCGGCTATCACTTGGGGCGACTTCCCTGATGGGTCTACTATTACACTCGTAAACGATGGCGACATCGATGCGCTTGGCGGTTCGGCGGGTTCCGGCGGTGCTGGTGATACAACCCATGCGGGTGGTAGCGCAGGCGGTTCTGGGGGTTCTGGTGGAGACGCTATTTATGCTAATTACTCTAGCCAAACTATGAACATTACTAATAACGGTAATATCCGTGGTGGCGGTGGAGGCGGAGGCGGCGCTGGCGGCGGTGGTCAAGGCGGTAATGCTCGAGTTACTACCACTAATACCTTGTACACCCCTCAACAATACTCTACTTCAACCCCCTGGTATTTCTGGAGAACGTATAGTGACAGCAAAACTAATGTCGCGTATTGGGGCCAGCAGGCTGCTGCGTCAGGCTTCTCAGATGGTACAACGAGTGCAACGATAAGCCCTGTAGGCGTTCCTAATTATCCAAATGCCGATAGAATTTATCGAGGTACATTTAGGGGAACTACTAATATACCCGCAACTCCTCCAACCATACCTACTAAATTTGGTCCAGGTAGCCCAGGTAATCCCGCGTATTCGTATAATGGATACAATGTATATCTTCGTTATTACAGCACAACTAATAACGACTATACTGGCGATACTGGAGGTAACGGTGGTGCTGGTGGATTAGGGCAAGGTTATAATCAAACTAATACTAACGGCGCTGCTGGTAATGGCGGCGGTATAACTACTAGCCCAGCAGGCAATGGCGGCGATGGCGGTACAGGTGGTAACGGCGGTGTTTACGGCGTAGCAGGTTCTACAGGTAATAACGGCGTAGCAGGTACTAACGGAAGCCCAGCACTTGCACCAAACGGCGCCGCTGGTGGTAGCGGTGGTGGAGCAGGCTCGGCTGGTCGTTATCTTGTTAAAGGTTCTAATACAGTTACACTTACAGGCTCTGGTACAACCGCTGGAGGTACTGCATAATGAAAAAAGATTTACCCGAAAAAGTTAAAAAAGAATTATTAGAAAAAACCGACACTCCTGTCAGCGATGGGAAAGTTGGTTTTGCTCCGTGGGTTAAAAAACGTGCGGAAGATCCAAATGATACATATTACGTTAACGAGGACAGTGACACGTTATGACTATTACAACAAATGTTAAATTCCATGGCGACGCAAAAACATTAGATAATAAACTAGCGTTCCACCCTGCTATCAATATGAAGAAAGGTGATTACTTCGCAAGAGAAGGTTTTTCCGATTTAGCTCATTCAGAAGGCAAACAATATCACCCTAAATACGATAAGCTAACACTAGGCTCGCAGAACATGTATTTAGTTAAAGGTTCGGTTACTCAATACAGTTACTTAGAAGAACCTATTGATATGACAGCAGTTACTCAATACGCAGATTATCTTTTAGAAAACGAAAGTGGCCGTTATGAGTTAGAGTTAATTGATAATCGTTTAGAGTATAAAACTAAAGTTGATTATAGCTTAACAGAATGGACTGACCCTCCTGCAATCTATAATGTTGAGTGCGAAAAGCTTATGTTGGAAGTTCAAGAAGACGATTCGGCATTTCTTTGCGTTATTCGATTAGATGAAGACTACGATGCGTGGATGCCGAAGCTTCGCGACGTTAAAGCAGGTGAATCTTTGACTATAGAGAAAGAAGGCGAACACTGTTATGTTGTTTTCAGTTCTGAAGTAGAAAAGGAAGGAACAAACCTTGAAGCCTTTAAAATGTACAAAATTTCTAGTGATTCAATGGTAATAACGGCTACCGAAGATACATGCATCTTTAGGATTCACCGTGATTAAATATATTTTTACGCATTATTATGTTCGTCATTTTAACATTGAAGCTTCGACTCGATCTTTTAAAGGTAATTTAGTAGAGAACGGCGCTTTAGGTGAAGGTTTCTTTATTAAGTATAATTGGTTTAAAGGCGCAGTAAAAGGCGGCGGGCGCGGCTGTTCAGACAGTTCTAAGGGTCAACGTCAAATGTTTGCCGATTTTAAACTTTACTTTTTAGGTCCTTTCTTTTTGAGTTTAGGGCAGTGGTACGGATGGGTAGCTAAACACCCTGAAATGGGGTTTACTAACAACGAAATTGGGGTACTTTTATTTAATCGTATGATTACAATTAGTCGTGCTTACAATTTTAATGATACTAAATCTGGAAAACGAAAATGGGGTTTGCAAATTCAATACAAAAAGTTTGTTGAATATAAAGGGCCAATTGAAGAAAAGGATATAAAGCATCCGCAGATTGATCGATTAATTATTGATCCACATTTAAAGGGAAAGTTTTAATGTCTAAACCATACCTCGGTAAAGTAACTGGATCTGAACAGAAACAGTTAAATAAAATTATGAATAGTCCTATTAAACGGACTAAAGAAGACAAGGCTAAGCCGACGAAGAGTGTTAACTTAAACATTCGCGGCGAGAAGCCTCAGTAATCTCCATTGTCCTCGCTCGTTGAGGGTCATCGAGTGGAGAGAGAAAACCCTCATTTAGATAGATTGATAGGAGTCATTGATATGGCACAAAAAGCAAGGGGCTATCAGGAAGCTATTACTGACGATCAACTGGTCAACATGATTGATTCAGGCGTGATGCACAGTGTAGGTCACTTCCTTAGCTCATCCGATCTTACTAGGGAAAGAATTAAAGCTACTTACGAGTATGCTGGTCTAGCTAAAGACCATCTTTCACCTCAAGGTGTATCGAGCATTGTTGCTTCAGATACCACCGAAGTTATTGAAGCGTATTCAGCGATTATCTCAGAACTTATGTTTGAGAATCAAAAGCTAGCACGTTTCCTTCCATACTCTACAAGCCCTGCAGCACTTATGTCGTCGCAGCAAGCTTCCGATGTAGTTAATTATTGCATCTTTAAAAAGAACGATGGCTGGCGTATTTTTAATACGTGGGTTAAATCGGCTCTTCTTTGGAAAACTGCAGTTATCCGTTGGGATTATTGCGAAGAGTATGAATACCGTTTTGAAGAATATGAAAGCATTAATCAACTTGCACTTGATGAACTCTTAGCAGATGATAATGTAGAAATCGTTGGCGACTTAATGCTCGAAAATGATTTTAACATTGAAGAAGCTGTTTACAAAGATGTTCGTATCAAACGTAAAGTTGATAAGTCTGGTGTCAAACTAGAAGTAGTTCCGCCAGAAGATTTTCGTATTGATCGGGATGCGTCTTCGATTGAAGATGCAAGCTTTATTGCTATTCAACGGGATATGACCCGCTCCGAAATTAGAAAACAATGGCCAGATGTTGCTGATAGTGTAGAAGACTGGGATCGTCTTGGTTCTTCTATTGGACAGCAATTCGATGTGTATAGCGAAGAACGCTCGGTACGCAAAGAAGTTACTGGTCAAGAGTATTATGATGAGCCTAATGTAGGCGACCTCTTTGGTACTGAAGCTAACACTGAAGTAGCTGTTACAGAATCTTGGTTACGAGTAGATCGTGATGGAGATGGTGTAGCAGAGCTTAAACACATTATTACTGTTGGAAATCATATTCTATATGAAGAAGATATTGACATGGTTCCGTTGGCAGCTATTAGCCCCTTCGAAGTACCGCATGAATTCTACGGTCTTTCAATGGCTGATATGGTTCGATCGTCAACTCTGGCAAGCACAGCTATCCTACGGGGGTTCGTGGAGAATA